CTCACGCTTCATAAATGCCTTAGTCAAATCACGTTTAACCTTGCCGCTCTTCCATTTTCTACTCAATCCCTCATCTACAAAAACATAGTAAAATGTTGAATCTATTTGCATTTCAATATCGTTACTCATTACATCCCACTTCACATTTACAATCTTTGATACGTTTCTCATTCGACCTGTATCAATTGCATCTTGTCTAATGATCTCTTTTTTTATCTCAGTATTGAACACCCTCGTTGCTGTACCTATTCGCCTCCATACATCATTCTGAGTTGCCATACTTTATATGTAGATAAAATGAGTTTGTTAAACAAAAAATCTAGGGGCATCAGGACTGAATGTATTTGTTTGGAAGTAATACCGGATCGCATCACAAAGATGATTATAACTATCTATGGGTCTGTTAGTTGCGTTCCCATCCCTATCAGTAGCCCAAGTGTATTTACGGAACTCATTGATAAGATTTAGACTTCTTGACGTTACCCTCAAATCTAATTCTTGCATCCTACTCACACCGTAAACAATCGAATCTGCTCCCTTCTTTGCGTCTTGCATTCTCCACCCTAAAGTTTGCAACTCATCATTAGATTTCATCTCAGCACTATCCCCCGTAATCGTTGTATAACGGTCAACACCTAATTCAATCATCTTATTAGAAATGGCTTGGTTAAGTAGCCCTGTCTGATAAATCAATTCATCTAGGTAATAAATATTATCAGCGTAGTAAATAGCCACCAATGCAGTCGGATCGTTTCTATAACCGTAATCGAGTCCGTAACCTAGCAACTTGGAATACTCTGGTATCTTATCTACTTGTGACCAATTATTAAACACAACACCTTGCAAGTTACCTATCTCACCTAATCCGTACACTTGCCACCAATTCCACCAATACCCTCTCTGACCTCTTGCGTCTTCTTGCTCAGCTTTCATCTTCTTATAGAGTAAATCCTCCAAAGTTGGGCTTGGTATAGCTTCGTTGTCCAGGTAGGTAAGTTTTAAGAACTCGGAATTTGGTTGTTGTAGTATCTCAGTATGCGCCCAAAATTCACTATCAGCATTGAAGTCAATCCAAACTTCTTGCGATCGTATTATTAAAGCATCAGCTATTGGATAAGGAATGTGGTTACCCTCGTTTAAAAATAGTATATCTCGCTTACCAGCTGCCTTAGCTTTACCTACTGAATCAAATGATTTGAACTGTATCTTTGATTTGTTTAGAGACGTATAGACTAACTCAGTTGCGTTCCATTGCTCATCCATCCACCTCCCTTCATCCATCATGAAGTTCTTGAATATATCGACGCAACCTTCTTTAACTGCTGGGAGTGTTTCAGCTACAACAGTAACTTTTAAACGTGGTGTTGCTAGGCATTTATCGTAAATAATTGGAATGATACCATAAGTTTTACCACTAGATGTAGCTCCCTGAATAACCTTTTTACGGGCTGTCATGTCGAGCATTTTCCGTAGTCCGGTTGTTATTTGGAAACTCATACGTTAAATATTCGCGGCTCGGCTTTGTGGGTCAATTCTTGATCTACATAACTAATCGACAACTTCCGCAACTCATCAGGTGAAGCTATTAATTTCATCAATGCCATTTGCAAAGCTGGAGCGTTTGATTTATACCATTTTGAACGCATTGATACCTTTAACTCAGTTCGATTAAGATTAAGCAATTCTTTTAGCTCCTCCGATTTCTCCATTTCCCAAGCGTAAAAAGTACTTGATGAAATAGGTAAAAACGCTATAATATCTTCAAAGAAAAACAACTTGTGTTTAACTATCATTTCCTTTGCTTGCTCTAATATCTTTTGTTTATCGTATGCCATTATTCAAAGTCTTTAGTTACTACTCCGTTACGCTTGATTGTTAATGTGGGGTCGAGTTTTATCATTCGCTTTACTATTACATCGCAGTATTTAGGGTCAAACTCTACTATCCTTGCCTTACGTTTTAGTTGCTCACAAGCAACCATTGTTGTGCCACTACCACCAAATGCGTCAATAACCAAATCTCCAACCTTAGAACTATTTTCTATTTGATATCCAAATAACCCGATTGGCTTCATTGTTGGGTGCTCTCCATTTCTTTGTGGTTTATCCCATTCAATAACTGTTGTTTGCTTTCTATCTGAATACCATTTATGACTATCCCCGCCAAGCCAGCCGTACAGACAAGGCTCGTGCTTCCATTGATAGTCTTGTCTACCCATTACCATTGTATTTTTAACCCAAATCAACTGTTGTTTTAATAACCAACCAGCATCAACCATTGCTTTGCCAAAGTTTATAACTTCAGATGATGCATGCCAAACATAAATTGCCCCCCCCTTTTTAACACCACTTGTTAATGCAACATAAAAATCATAAAGAAATTTATAAAAATCATCATTACCCATTGAGTCATTTTCAATAGTAAGTGCGTCTTTTGTTTTTCCTTCGTATGCCACATTATAAGGAGGGTCTGTTACAACCATATCAGCTAACTCTCCACACATTAGCTTATCAAAAGTTTCTGTTTGAGTACTATCCCCACATAACAATCGATGCTCACCAATCTCATACAAATCACCTAAGACTGTTACAGGTTCTTCAGGAAGTGTTCCATCGTAATCATCTTCTTCAGCTTCTAAATGTTCATCCGCTTCAAATGAAGGCACATCCAATCCCCAAGCATCCAACTGTTCAGCATCCCAATCGTTAGCTATCATCTGCCAATCCCACTCACCACCGCTAGTATTGTCTTTAATCAAAAACTCACGCTCTTATTCTTCCGTAAGGTTGTCTGCAACGATAATAGGTACTTCTTTTAACCCAGCTTCTTTACACGCTTTTAATCGCATATTTCCACCAAGAACAATCATATCTTTATTTACAACGATTGGTCTAATATCCAACATTTGTGGCAAGTCTTTAATCGACTGAACTAGCTTAGCAAACTTATCATCCTTTATTAATCTTGGATTGTTTGGATTTACTTTAACCTCAGATATCTTCACTGTTTGAATCTGCATCTTTCTTTGGTTTGGTATAACTAACTAAGTTCTTATGTCCATCGTTGTACAGCTTCTCTAGTTTCTCTTGAGTATAGAAATAACCTCCGACAATCGTCTCTTGGAATCCACCACGCTTTCTGATGATGGTATTCTCGCCTTGTTTAATTTTCAGCTTGTACATCTCCTTCTAATTCAGATAAAAACTCTTTAACCGATACTGCTTTAACATCAGGGAATAACTCTCTTAATTCCTTTAATTTTAGTTTTGTTAAATCAACTACCTTTGGAGTGACTTCGACTCCCTTAACCAATTTCTGCTTGCCTTTCATATTCCTTTAATTTACGTTTAAAATCCTTTATTATTGTGTAAGCTCCATGATGTGATATGTTTAAATGCTTAACTAATCCTCGAACAGTTGTTATCTTTTTTACTAGATAAATATCTAAAAATCTCAACTCATGCGGCTCAGCGTTTAACCTGTACATCTCAATAGCGTATAACCTATTTTGATAATGGTTATCTATAACTTCATCATCCTCTATGTATATGTTATCATTTATCAATTCGTTTGCGAGAATTTTATTATTTATATTAAATTCTGAATTATTCCATTTGTAAGTGTTAGCAGATGTCATACGAATAAAGCCTCCTAGACTTCTTTCATTTGGTATCTTAGCGGCTCTGTTGATGCACGTTAAATATATTTCTGTGGTTATATCTGACACGTTAATAGTTGCGCATTTAGAAGAGTTAGTTTTAACTACGGATTGGATTTCGTTCCAATTTTTAAAGAAGTATAGGTCAATTTCTTCTTTTATCATAGTAATCTAATTTTCTTCACATCATATCTATTTGTTTTTCAAATATAATATAATCTATTTGTTTCTCAACATTATATTGCTTTAAATACACCAACGCCACAACTTGAAGCGCACAGATCGCAGCTAGGATATATCTTCGTTGGTAGATTGAATGACCGCAAAGTAAAGCGGTTGCGAGGGTTGCTAGGTAGATCATGGTAATAAGGTTATTAAGCAATTAAAAGTGAGTGCAAATATATTTAACTTGTACTTTTGTTAAATTAAACCATTCACCTCTTACTCTTTGATTGTGATATAGTTTATGTAAAAACAATTCAATATCTTTATTCCAAATTTTTACCATTTTTATAGATGGTTTTTCACTTTGCAAAGTAGCTTCTCTATTTTTTGGGTTTTTGGAATAACCTATTTTATAAAGTCCATTATGATTATCTTTCATTAAATATGTTTTTCTATCTTGTTTTTTTAAACTTTCACTTTCTATTTTTTCATTTATACTTAAAAGAGATCTTCTAAATTCTTCGGTTTCTTTTATTATATTTTTATTTTCATAAATGCTTTTTCCTGTCTTTAAAAATTGATTACAATATTTTTTTACATCTAATATGTTTTCATAATAAAAACCGTGTTGTTTTGCCCAATCAACTTCAATATCTAAATTCTTAAATATATGCTCATCAATTTGAACAGATACGCTCCACCGACCTATTTCAGGAAATTTTAAACACTTGTACCCTGTTTCTATTATTGTTATTTTTCTACTTTCCATATCCTTTATTTTTAATCCAAGTCCCCAAATTCATCGTACATACTCTCGAACGTATTATCGTGCAACCACTGACCCCAATCGACAGCTTCGACTATTGCAGCTTCTAGTTGTTCATGTGGGAGTTCACCTGTGTAACGTGATAGCTGACACGTTCCGTTGCCCCGTTCGTTTATGTCGAGGGTGTACACGCACTCAACAGTCACTTCGTTATCGTTGTACTCAACCCAGAATTGGGTGTCTCCGTTTGTGTAGTTTAGTAGTTTCATATCTTTTAATTTTTATCTAATTTAATTATTCCAACAATACCCTGTTCAATTATTACATGAACGGTTTAAATTAGTGATGAGTGGTAAGTTTCGGAATTATAACATTATCATACAAGTCAAAGAAGTCATCCATACCTCGAATAATGTAATAATCAAATCCGTATTCATTCTTTAATTTAATCTCAAAATCTTTTTGAACTTGGCTTTGCTTATCCTTGTACTTCGTCTTTTCATTCTGCGCTTTGATTTCAATACAGAATGTGATATTATTCTTTCCGACTTCAATATCATGGTGTCCCTTTTCTAAGTTAGATTTTTTATAGAAGGTAGTAACTTTCTGAAACTCTTTACCAGAAGCGTGTGTCATTGTTTCCGCTTTGCTTACTCTTTTAGCTGCCGAGTCTGTTTCCTTGTACATGAACTTCATTATCTTACAGAATAAAACGATATTCTTTTTGATGTCCTTTTCATTTGTGTCTGGGAAAACTTCAATAACCCGACAATGATCTGCTAAAGTTGGGTGTGCTATTCTATCCTGTTGTAATAATAGTTCAGCTAGTCTGGCTCTGTTTGCTTTGGTCATGAGAATAACTCTGTTTGGTTTACATTAGATTTACGGATGATCCCTAGAATAGTTTCAAAGATAGTTTTTCCTGCTTCATAGTCAACTAGGTTACGAGCCATTTTGTCAACTCTTTGTGTTCCTTTGTATTTAGTAAAGTCGTAATCGTGAAATTCACACAATCCTTCTAACTCTTGTTTAGCTGAAGAAATAGCGAACCTCCTATCTCTTAAATCACCAGGCAATAAGAAATTAGTCCAATACAAATGACGACCTTTTTTTTGAGCCGGTATTAATGGTTCGTAATATGGTATAACATTTTCAACAAGCCACTTACCTTTATAGTAATGCTGAAGAAATAGTATTTCCTGGTAAAGCATCATGTCCGGATAAATTGCTTCGGTTTTCGTATCGTAATTAGAACTATTCCAATACCTAGCACGGCTATGACTTGGACAAGGTGGAGAACTCCAAATGAAATCAAACTCTTTGAAATGGTCTAATAAATATTGGTGTGCATCTGCAACTATTACTTTATCATTTGGAAATCGTTCCTGGTATAAGCGTGCAGCTTCTGGATCTAATTCAACAGCTGTTACTTTGATTTCTATTCCAGCTTCTTGTGCGACTTCATCCCATTTGTATCGGTTACCACCAAGACAAGCATAAAGGTTTAGTATTTTCATCTTATCTTAAAATAGTTAAATTTATCATGAAGCAATCTATTCTCATTCTCTAGTTCTTGTATCTCATTCTTCTTTAGTTTAGTTAATTTAATCCACTCATCGGACAATTCTTTAATCGACTTAATACCTAATCCTTTAGATACTTCTTTAGCGTTACCTAGTGTTTTCATTCCTCTATTTTTTTAACCCAATTAATAATAGTTCGTCTGCTTACTTCTAATAGTTCAGCAGCAGTTGAACGGTTAATATCTTTGTTTGATTTGTACATTGACTTAAACTTATCGAAAGGAGTTGTTTCCATTTTGGAAACTGCTTTCAAATCCTGTTTATCCTTAGCGTCTTGTTTGACTAACTTAGCCATGTTAACAAAGTATTCCGAAAGTATTTCAGCTTTCAATATTGATTGTTCTGAAACTAGATTGGTGTTATCTTCGTTTATACAGTTAATCAATAAAGCAAACCTTGGAATGTAACTCTTTTGTTTAGGCAACATTGACTTCATGTATTCATTCTCATTATCAGAGTTTTGAATTTCTGTTATCTTATCATGTATTCGTTTCCATTGCTGTTGTGCCTTGTTTGTAAACTTAACAATCAAAGGTATTATTTCATCGTTTGAATTGATATTCACAAATGAAGTGTCGATTGTATTCTTAAACCTTAATACATAGCTTCTATACCAATCAATTACTTCATTCTCTAGGTACTCATCGTTGTATTTATTCACAGTCAATTCAGGATAGCTTATTAATATACGGTCAACAAATCCATTCTCTTTGTTGTTGCCTGTTGTGAACTCTTCAAAGACGCTAGGCTGAATACCTCCCAATACAGGAATAAAAGGTTTATCTACAAATGCACTCTTCGCTGTTTTACGATTAAGCGAGATTGAAGTACCCGACCATGAAGATAGCCAAAATTCTAAATCAGAACCTTGTCTGTATTTATTCATATCCTTAAACCAACCAGCCAACTCATCTTTGAATATACCCAAAGCGTTTGGATTTTCTTCATGTAAGTCAACTAATGCTTCAAGAGTAATGTCACCTACAATAAACTGCTTTGATTTAGGCTTTGCAATCTCTTCGTGTGTATCTTTTTCTTTAGCTGGTATCTTTTCGTATTCCTGCCACTTAGCGTATTGACGTTGGAACTCTTTTTGCTCTTGTACGTTCTTTTCTCGTAATGGGTAAATCATCTGATTAATCGAAGGTGTCTTACCAATACCCGGCTTACCAACTACTGCAATCCAAAGTGTTGCCGTTTCAGTCCAACCGGGCTTAACTTCAATCCTTATCGAGTTTCCTATAATCAATGAAAGCATCCAAAGGAAAGCACATCCCATGTAATCTATTGAAAGCCCTAAAGTCTTTGAACTCTCGATAATATAGTTTTGTACATCCTGTGGAAATATATCTATTGGAAACTGTAAACGGTCAACTACTTTGATTGGTTCTGTTTTCCATTCAACCTTTGGCACTTTACGAGTTCCAAAGCCTTGACCGTATAGTTCACTTGCAGACCGTGTGAAGTCACCGTTGCAATTCTTATAGGTGTATATTGCATAAGGGCTTAATAGTTTCTCATTAGGGTATATTGTCCCCGTAGTGAATAAGTACATACAACCACTATCTTTGTAGATATATCCTGAATGTGGTGACGTTGCTCCGTGACGCTTAATGATATATTGCTTATCGGTATTCCTAACTATTGTAAACTCATCAGCTATAATATCCAATGCAGTGTGCTTTGAGTTAAAGTCAACCCAAGGAGACACTTCATTCTCTAATTGTGGAAAGTCTTGTTTCTTTGGAGCGTCAAGTTCTAAGTCACCTTTATAATCGAATGTCCTAGAAATAGACCAAAGTATATCACGATCTCTTTCGTCAATCTCTTGTACTTCATGGTAACTAAGTTCGCTTATCTTATTCTCATAAAGAATACAATATCCACCCGTACCCCTACTTTCTATAATTGCTTCCTTATAACCTTGCAACCTTGCTATCTTAGTGTTACCACTGATTACCTTTGACTTGTAGATAATGTGGTATCCTTGCTTCATTGTCTTATAAATAACAAACTTCTTATCGAACTCGTCAATGTTATCCTTCAAGAAAGAAAGGTATTCATTCCAGAACTCTTGTTGCTCATTCAATGAAGAGAATATCTTCAAATCAATATCAATGACTTCAATATCGTTAAAGCCTGTAACATAACCTAGATACTTTGTGGTCTGGGTGTTGTACTGCTTATCTAATTGCTCTTTAGTTATTGCAATCGTTTGCTGGTTCTTCCAAGGATAGTTAGGTACTTTATTCCCGTCAACTGTAATCAATGAATAACCACGATCGAGTAGTTTGTTTGCCTGTGATAGTGTTATCATTTAGTAAGTCGTTTAAGTATTTGTCGTTGCATATCGTTTAGGTTGTTGGCGTAATCTCTAAGGAAGCAAACATACATAAACTCGTGAGTAGTTGAGCCAATTAAAGAAGATACCTTTCTCCCTTTGTACTTTCCAAATGTTAATATAAAATCATTCATAATATTGTTAAATGCGAAAAGCCAGTCTCAAATGGTGTGTGGGAGAACCATTCTTGACTAGCTTTTCAATTAAATTTTTTGAAGTTCCCACACTTCCGAAGTCCAAATATACTAATTACCTTTAATATAACAATTACAAATATATTCTATTCTTGTAATCCTAACTTTTAATGCTAGGTGTGAAACGCTTCACACTAATTTCACACCTAATTTCACACCAAAAAGTCAATGTTTATATAGCTTGTAGAGCGTTTAGGTGTGAAATTGCACAGTTGAGCGTTTTTTTTATTTTAGAATAATTATTTTTTGTTTTAATACTACTGTGAAGCAGTTCACAGTTCACAGTTCACACCAAAAAAAGCCCCATTTACGGGGCTTCTAAGTTAAATGTTTCAATAAGTAGTTTCACACCTTCGCTTCAAAATGCCATATCATCTTTTGGAACTAAATCTGCGAGAGGTATACGGGTATCGGTCATTGTTGGATTGCTAACTTCTATTTTCCACCCCTGTATCGTATTAAAATACTTCGTCACACCTTCTGGATTAGTCCACGCCCGACCTCGAATATTATACTCAACATCGACTTCCGAACCTAGTTGAACATTATCCAGTAGTGAACACTTATCCTGTTGGAACTCGATTAGTATAACCTGTGGGTACTGATCGCTTGTTGTAACTACTAACTCACGTTTTGCGAACTTATCGCTCACTTGCTGTGTTTGACCTATGAAGGTCACTTTTCCTTTAATCATCTTTAAAAACTTAATTTAGTAACGGCTTCATTGATTTGCTTATTGATTAGGATAGCTTCAGCCTTTGCTATCTCAACCCATTCTTGTACTGATTTAATAATTGGTTTGCTTCGTGTTCCTAAGTTAACCTCATCCGTTCGTAACAACTCTTTAACGAACAAAGGTTTCATTGCTTCGGGTCTGTAAGATACGAAATATAACTTAACCAGCTTAGGATTAACAGTGAAATAGTGAACACATTGCGCTAAGTGATCGAGGGGTATCTCATCTTCGAGGCACGTTACTAAATGCTTCTTTGCACCAGGACACTTAAGTTCACAAGCGATTGTTTCATCTTCGCTTATACCGTCTGGACTGATCCCTAGTAGTGGCACGTCAACTGACTGCAACCATCCAACAGTATTAAAGTGAATACCTGTGTACTGAATAAGAGAATATAGTGCCTCTGGTTCTAATTCATTACCCCTCTCCATTGCAGGAGAAGAGTAATTATCTGTAAGCTGGTACTGTTCCGTGTATTCAGCGAGTACATCGAGCATAAGAGTATCTGATTTGATAAATAAACCTTTAGCGATTGAGCCTCCTATCTTTGCCCATCGAGCCTCAAACCATTCAGGCGTGTTTTGGATAATGTCGTAACGTGCGATCATGACAAACTATTTTTAAGTGCTTCCTTCTTAGCTACTACGCTTGGAAGGTTCTTTTCAACCTGTGACATATTGTCCCATGTAGATTTCAATTCAGCTAAGTTAGTACATTTAGATAATTCGGCTAGGGCTTGTACGTCTGAAACTTGCGGAACATTCATAGGCTTTCTTAACCTAACACCTCCGACAATCTGACCTTTCATCTTAACTGTTGCATCAATGTAAAGTTCAACTTGTACTGGCATCTTCCAAGTGTTTAGATTAGCACCACCATTGCACAAGCGTCTAATCGTTTGTGCATTAGTTGAGTTCACTACTAAAGGTTTAATAGGCTCAACGAAGTATGCAATATTGTGATTGCCTTTATTACCAGCAACAATACAACCTTCCTCAAACCAGACTTCTTTAATAGTCACGGTTAATGATTGCTTATTCTCAATCATTTCTTCTAAGTCAACCACTCCTAAGTGGTCACTCTTGTACGCTTTACGGTACGATACGTCTTGTGTTTTCATAATATAAATTTACTTTATTAATCATTCCCTTTCTCGGAATTGTGTTGAACGGTTTAAACTAATGATAAAAGGATTTCAGCCTCCCAACCTTCCAACTCATCAACTGAATACTTCTGTATAATCATTTCATCTTCGCTTGTCCAATAGGGTTGTTTTTCAGCAACCTCACGTTGCACCATTGAACGATCATTGAAAGCTAGCCAGAAGTTTTGAGCTTGTTGAAACTTAAGATTATAAAGTGTCATCAAGTCATTAATTCTGCAACCTATTTTAACGCTCTCTCTGATGCGTTGTATCTTAAAGTCAGTCATTGTACTATGCTTCCGTAGAAACGTGCTTATAGCGACTGAAATACTAGTCTTTGATACGTTAAACTTCTTTGCTAGTTCATCCTCTGAATGTAGATAGAACGTCAATCGTAGTTCTTCTAGTTCGCCTTTAGTTAATCTTACTCTTTCCTTCCTCATGATGTATCGCTATTCTATTTGAATGAATGTAGTCCTTTCCTTCCTGTGTATAGTCGCCTAACTCACCATTGTTAAACATAACCTTAACAGGGTATAGTCCAAACTCTGACACGTGTACAACTATGCCTTTGCCGTAGTCCTCCGATATTACTTTGTCTCGTTGTTTGAACTCATTTCTCTTGTAATCCATACCACTCATCTTTGCCGTTTAAACTCATTTGCTTTACCCCGTTAGGATAAATTGTCTTAGCTACCCTTAACCGCTTAGGTTCTATGTAACTATTCACTGCCTCCGTTGGCTGTGTGAACTTGTTTAACCATTTACTTACCATCTTCATAATGATTACCAATTGATTTACACAGGTGTTTAATTGATCTAACTAAAACCTCGATAGCCTGTGGATCTGTTTCTAGGTTTAGCTTTTTTAACATAGATTGTAGTGCTATGCACTTTACATCTAGGGGGTAGTTTTTTATTTCGTCCATTTTAAATATGCTTTATACGCTTCATAAACTGCTCTAATTTGCTTAAACTCTTGGGTGTTTCTTTCAGTTGAAATAACCTCATCAGATTTAAAGAAAGCATCCCATTCTTTTACCGTTCTTTTCTCACATCCAATGTGAACTAAATTACCATCAGTAATACCGTGTAACCATTTACAGTGCATCGGTACTTTAATAGCCCTCGATAGGTTAGCCACCGATAGGTCAACCTCCGATAGGTTAGCCCCCGATAGGTCAACCCACGATAGGTCAACCTCCGATAGGTTAGCCACCGATAGGTTAGCCCCCGATAGGTCAACCCACGATAGGTTAGCCCCCAATTTAATCGCATTCTCAACCGTTTCTTTCATTGTTTCTGAAGCATCTTCAAAAATTGTACTTCCTGTAAATCTGTTTAGTATTTTCATATCCTT